CCCGTACCACGCCAGCCAGATCGAAGCGACACTTCATGGTCACGTTGGGTACCAGGACGGCGACCGGGATTTCCTGGCCGCGCTTCACCCTCTTGGTACCCGTGCGTTTGCGCTCGGCCCGCTTGAATCGCGCCAGAGAGGACGCGTTCTCGCGCAGGTTTTCGGCCATCAAAATGACGCGGCCGCCTTTCTGAATGAAGTACGCGTTGCCGGAGCGAATCAGCGCATCGATCACACGCTTGAAGGCACGACGACCGATGCGACGGCCTTCCTCGGTCAGCGGAATCAGCATCCGGCCCGAGACGGTTCCGCCCCGGACATGGATACCCAGCCACGGAATCTTCGAGCCGATGAGAACTGCGGGTAGTTTGTCCTTGTCGCGGTCGTAGACCTTGGCGCGCAATGAATTCACGAAGGCCGCTTTCTTGACCGTGAAATCGGACTTCATTTTGCTGCGCACGACATCGGCCACCGACTTGCCGCCGGCTTGCATGCCCGTGGCCACAGCCTTGTGAATAGCGGCCTGTTTTTGTCGCGTCCAAGCCTCGAGCGTGGATTTGTCGAGCAGGCCGGAAGTAGTCAGGGAAATCTTAAGCATCAAGGCGCCTCATGAACTTCTTGATGGCATCACTGCTGCCTTGTGCCCCAACACTCACGACCGACAGGAGATTCGCCAGACGCCGCGACTCCTGCCGATCGATGGCGGCGATAAAGGCATCGACCTGCGCCAGGGTGTAATTCAGGATGCTGGCGTAGGCATGCCCCGCATCGATCAGTCGCTGGACTGCATCGCTCCAGGGATCCGGGCTCCGAGGGTTTGGCTTACCCGCGTCGCCGCCTCGGTCAGGCTCGGCAGCACGCGCTGGATAAAAAAATCGGCATTCACCTCGAATACCGCTTCTGTCAAACGCACGGCCTCGTCGAGCGCCAGATTCGTCACCCACTCGGGCGGGCGACGACTGGCGATGGCCACCGCGTCGATCACCGCCTCGCCATGCTCGGCCAGGAGCGCCAGCCAGTCGGGAGACGCCGACAGACTGGCCGCCACCGGCTGCACGGCGCGAGCGAAGGCCGGCACGTCGCCGACCCTGAGGGGTGTGAGTTCGAGGCGTTCGCCGCCGATGACGAGCGTCACCGGCACCGGCGGCAGCGCAGCAAAAGCGTCGCCAGTCATCACAACAGAACGATGCGGCCAAACTGGCCAAGCGCACCCGCAGCCGCCTTGGTCAGATCGGCCAACACTTGACCGGAGAGTTCGAACTTCATCAAGTCCGCGCTGATCACCGACAAGTCTTTCGCCGGATTGATGGCTACCCGGTAGAGGTCGATCACGACTTCCTTGTTGGCGTCCGCCGTGTTCAGCCCTTCGAAGCGAACCCAGCGCTCGGGCAGCGGCTGCGTGAACATGGCTGTGACGCTGGCGGCCCCATAGCTGTAGCTGGCCGCGATGGCACCCGTGACGCCTGTGATGTCGGTAAACATGATCGAACCGTGCTTCGCATTGACCGTGTATTTGCCAGCCGCCACGGTCGTTGCTCCTGCCTTCACCACGACAGTGGAGACGTTTTGCTTGCCGAGCAAATAGAGCTTGCCGAGTTCCGCTGCGGCAATGACCGGCTCGTCCGTGACGGTGCCGGTGGTCACGACCGTGGTGGAACCGTAAAGCGCGAGTTCCAGATTCGACTGGATGAGTTCTTCCAGCGTGCAGGCAAACTCGCCTTTCTTGGTCTTGATGAGTTGCAGATCGGTCAGTCGCTGGCCGGATTGGGATTCCTGATGCTCCAGGGTCTCGACCGAGAGCGACACCTTGAGGTCGGGGACGTTGCCGACGAAGGTGAGGCCTTGCGGATTGCCGCTGGTGTCACGCGAACCGATGAAAACGCGTCCTTGTCCAGAGAAATAGGTCATGAGGTGTTACTCCTTGTTTGAGGTGAGAGGAGATGCCGGGGTTGCTTCGTTGTGGCGGGAGCGCCGGGGCTCTATAGACGTGGCTGCCTGGCCGACGCCGTGTTCGATGAGCCAATTCGCCGTGCCGTCATCGACATCGATGATGGTTCCAACGTCATGCTCGACGCCGGCATGGGTGTGGATCTTGAGAAGTTCAATTTGCGGCATGGGGTTATCCTTTCTGGGTGAGGTCGTGGGCCAGCGTGCGGTAGGTGACGCGGTAGCGGGATGGCAGTGCCGCCACGTCCATGTCGGAGTCGTCTTGCTGCCAGTCGGTGTCGGTTTCTTCCATCCCCAGCGCCAGGCCACTGAGGGTTACGTCGGCCAACAGCGCGACGTGTGCGGCGGTCATCAGGCGATCTACTACGGGCTCAGGGAGTTCCGTCGCTGTTCCCGTTGCCAGCGCCACGATGCGAATCACCAGTTCCCGCTCGGTACGATCATTGACGCGGCGTACCGCTTCCGATTCTGGGAAGACAAGGAGCGCAGGCATTTGCGCCCGATCGGACGGCACAGTGGGCTGGCGACGGATCGTCGCTCCCTGTGCCGAGGCAACGGGGGTGAGCCTGAGCACCACGGTTTGAATGATCTGTTCCCGGATGCTTTGCATCACAACCTCGACAAGGTTGCTACCGACTCGGAACCATCCCGAATCTGGCGCACTTCGCGCACCCGGTAGGACTGGCCAGCGATCTCTACCGCATCGCCCTGGCTCAGCGTCAGACGCTCGCTCGGGTATTCGATCTGGTAGTCACGTGAGAGCGCCAGCCCATCGAGCACACTGTCATCCGGCGCACGAAACGCCGCCTGCACCGTGACCGCACCCACCTTTACGGTGGTCAGCAGTCCGCAGCGCGCGGCAGCGTCGTACAGGTCGGCGACGTTCACCTGCGTCAGGCCGCTGTGAGCTTCACCAGCACACCCGGGCGATGGCACATCGGCAGCGGATTCGCTTGGGTATGCAGATCGGTGCCGCGATCGAACTTGCGGGGTTCCTGCTTGGCGTACAGCGGCTGGCCCAGTGTGTTCGCGGTTTCGTTGAAATCAGCCGGTGCAAAGTAGGTGCTGAAGGTGTCCACCGTGCCGATCGGGAAGCAATGTGCTTCACCCGCCGCGATGAAGCGACGCGTCGCACCCGTGGCATCCGTAGCCTGGCCGCGATACTCCTCGAAGGTCACGCCACCGAAGGTGAAACCGGCACGCATGTCGTTGATCAGCACGGCACCTTGCTGCCAGTACGTGTAAGCGTCCTTCACCTTGGCGTGGTCGGTCAGGGCATCAAAGAACTCCGGCGAGCACAGGCAGTGGATGCCGGTCATGAACTCACCTTTAAGGTTGTCCTCGAGGTGGCGCAGCACATCGGCGCACTTCTTCTTGACGTTGGTGCCGGCGACGGCGAGTTCGAAATTGACCGTGGCCGGAGTGATGCCGAACTCGTCGTAAAGGTCGTAGATCACCGAGCCATCGGCATCCAGGATGACGCCCTTGAGCGCGCCCATACGCAGGTGCTCCAGGGTGATCGAATGCTTGTTGCGCATGGTCTCCAGATGCCGCGCCATGACACCGGCCACTGATTCCATCTCGGTTTCCGAGCCGAAGGCGCGGATGCCCTGGACTTCCTCGGGCAGCACTACATCGTCGTGCGGGATATGGGGAATGACGAAGGAGCGCACGGTGCGCTTGCCTCGCGCGCCGACCGTACCGGGCGACCCCGGCGGCATTGAGGGCAGCAGGTTGAGCACACCGTTTTGTTCTTCAACGATGACCTGCCGGGTACGCACGGGTTTTGCCGGAAACAGGTTGAGCGCTTCCATGCGACCGTAGCGGTTGGGAATGATATTGATGGCGGACGTGAGGGCCGCCATCGAGAAGGCCGGCGTGTTGAACACATTGTTCATGGTGATGATTTCCTTAGGCGGATTGACGGATGAGGATGCCGCGCGCTTCGAGGGCGGCGATGGCTGCAGCCTTCTGCTCGGTGGTAATACCGGCAGGCCAGACCACGGCGTGCGAAGCAACGATGGCGTGACGCGCGAGTAGCAAGGCGTCGTCGCGTTGGATCAGGGTGGCGTCGATCGCGCCCAGCAGAATGCCGGCGACGTCCTCGGTGCCATCGGTGGCGACCGGATCAAAGCGTTTCAGTTTGCCGGTGACCGTGACGCGGCCGACGACCGCACCGAGTTCCAGGTTCTGCCCGGAAGCAACAGAGACCTGTTCGCGTGAGTAGTTGAGGCAATCCTCTTCGTACTTCAGGAGATCGCCGAGATTGATGGGTTCGTTAATGGCATTCATGGGTCAGTCCTTTCCGGTGAGTTTCTTGACGGCTTTCATGAGCAGGTTTTGCTCGGGAGATGCCGCCTTATTGGCCGCATCGGGATGGATCACCGAAGTGATCTCGGGGCTCTCGGCACGCGAGGCCAGCAAGACCCGTCGCACTTGAGATTCGCTGGCGCCTTCGGCGAGAAACGTGGCAATACGCTGCGGCTGGCCTGCCAGTTGGCAGAGTTCCGCGATGGCCACGGCGTCCGCGCGCGTGGCGGCGCGGGTGGCATCAATGGCCGACTGGACAGGATCGTCCTTGGGTGATTGCGGCTCGGTCGGCACCGGTGCAGGATCCGTTGGTAGCGTTGGCGCTGCCGGATCAGGGATAACTTCAGGGGTGTTCGGGTCAGGCATGAGTGATACCTCCTTGATGGGGATGGATGAAGCGAACTGCGCGTTACTCGTTACCGATGGTGCAAAGCCTCGTGAGCGACGTGCCGCCAGAAATGCACTGAAGTCGGTGAGGGCCGTATCGAAACTGCCTTGGGCATCCGCAAGCCCTGCGGTTACGGCTTCCGGGCCGAAGTACAGCCCGGCTTGGGTGGAGCGAACGAAACGCGGTTCGAGGTTTCGCATCACGGCCACGTGATCGACGAAGATGCCGTAGAGCCTGTCCACCTCGGCCTGCAGCCGTGTCAAAGCCTCTTTGTCGAGCGGTTGGTGGGGAGAGAAATCGTTCTTCTGGTCGCCGGCGGTAATGGCCGTGTAGCGATAGCCCTCCTGGGCGTCACGCGCGGACTGATCGACGTGCATGGCAATGACGCCGATCGAGCCGACCCCGGCGGTCTGCGTCACATAAACCCGCGACGCCGCTGAGGCAATGGCGTAGGCCGCTGAGAATGCCGAGTCAGAAGCGATTGACCAGACCGGTTTCACCGCATCGGCGGCACGCACCCGCCCGGCGAGTTCGAACACGCCACCGGCTTCGCCACCGGGGGAATCCACATCGAGCAGGATGCCGGTAACACTCGGGTCGGACAGCGCCGCGTCGAGCATCGCGCTGATCTCGCCATAGGACGTAAGCCCGGACGCCGCTTCCATGCCGAGCGAGCGCCGAACCAGCGTGCCGTAGACGGGAATCACAGCAATACCGGGCGGTGCATCGGGCAAACCACGTGGCGGCGGAATCGGCAGACCGGCTTTAGGCTCCGGCCAACCGATGCGATCACCCAACACCGCCAGGATGATGTCGAGTTTGGAACGGGCGACAAGGAGCGGCGTCCCGTACAGACGGGACGCCAGGTGCGGTAGCTGCATTTCAGTTTCCTTGCGGTTGAAAATCGGGTGGCTGGACTACTGGTGCTGGCGTCGGCAATTCGTGACGCGGGTCGGAATCAAAGACCAGGCCGAAGGCATCCGCCCGGGCGTTGTCAGCAGCGATTTCCCGATCCACGTCCTCGGCGTCGTAGCCGTTGGCCGAGATGGCTTCCGAGCGGGACATGAGGCCCGAGCGAATCGCCGCTTTCATGGCATCGGCCTCCTTCAGCGGATCCACCCACTGCCAGCCTTGGGGAATCCATTTGACGGCCTGGTACTCACGACGCTTGGCAATCCCGCCCCGGGCATAGCCCGTCAGCGTGAGTGCGCCTTCGAGAACGGCTTGTGCCATCCAGGCTTGCCATATCGGACGGCACAACTGATGGACGATCACGCCATGCTGTAAGGCTTCGACACGGCGGCGAAACTCCAGCAGACCGGCCCGGATCGACGAGTAATTGACCTGGGTGAGATCCCCGGTCAGTTGCTCGTAGGTGACGCCCATCGCCGCCGCCACAGCGCGAAACTGCATGCGCAGGAATTCCGAGTAGGAACCGCCGACATCCGCTGGCTGCGAGAACTTGATGTCTTCGCCCGGTTCCAGAATCTGCATGGTGCCGGGCTCGAGACCCGCGAGCGCCACGCCGTTGGGGTCGGATAGACCTTCGCCGAGCAGGTTGTCCTCGGGAGCGAGGCGCGTCACAAAACCGGCGAACATCGCGGCGGTTTTCTTGCGCACCAGTTCGGCGTCGTCGTACTGGTCGAGTTCGTTCAGTTTTACGAGCGCACGCGCCAGCCACGGTTCGCCACGAATCTGACCTGGGCGCAGTGCCCGGAAAAGGTGAATGATCTCGGCAGCATCGACACGCACTGTCGTGAGCCCACCGTCCCCAGACATCGGAGCCAGCATGCCGTCCTCGGGGTGCGATCGGTAGAGGTGATAAGCCACGCGCCGTCCAAGCCGGTCGAACTCGATGCCGGCACGGATCAGGTTTCCATTTTCTGCCGTGGTGTTGAGTGTCACCGGCAGATGCTCGGCTTCCAGTACCTGAAGTTGCAGTGCCACAGGCAGTCCATCTTCAGGACGGCGATAGCGCAGCCGTACCAGCGCTTCGCCGCCTTCGAGCATTGCCCGACAGGCCAGCGCCTGCAGTCCGTAAAAGTCGGTGAGACCTGCGGCATCGGCGTCGACGGTCCAATCGCGCCACAGTGCCTGGATGGCTTCGCGTACCGTCGCGTCCTGCACCATCGATTGCGGCTTGATGCCGGTACCGATGGCGTTGGCCACGTAGGATTCGAGCGCCGAATTGGCCCAGGCATTGCGACGCACCAGATCACGGCTCTTGGCGCGCAACTCGTGCTGGGTGAAGAGCAGCGCCGCGACTGCACCCGGATTGCCGACTGACCAGGCCAGTGCCCGACGCCCACCGCCGACTCCATCATAGGTGGGCGAACCACCGAAGAGTTTCCGACTCATGCTGCGAAAGGTTTTGAACAAGCGCATCACGTGCCCTTCGACGTTGTGACCCGGATCTGCCGGGGTGCGCGGGGCCACAGGCCGGTATCAGCGGCCTGCTCGTAGAGGCCGCGTTCGACTTCGAAGATGGCTTGGCGCAATTCCTCGACGGAGCGGTACTCGACCGTTTTGTCTCCGAAGGTGACACGCTTCTCGCCCTTGGCCAGCGCGGCCTCGAGGGCGCTGAGTTGTTCTTCCGTATAGGCCATGATTTTCTAGGCGACCTTGGTGGCCACGAGATTGCTGCCGGCCTTGACCACGGCATTGGAGGCGGCGACCTCGGAGGCGAAGCGGATTTGCAGATTTCCCGCCGTAGCCCCGGTCACCACCAGAATCGAGCCTCTGGCCAGCGTGTTGGCATTCGCCGTATCGATGGCCGTGGTGGCTGCTCCGACATCAGCCGCCCGCTGGTTTGCCAGCGTGGATGCCGTGAGTGATGTCGGCGTACTCCACTGCGCCACCACGGTGGCACCCGTAGGCACCGTCTGGGTGAGTCGAATACCGGTGGTGGTCGCTGCTGTCTGGAACATCACCTGAGCATCGATCGCGTAGGTGCTGTTGGCTGCCAGCGCGATCGCAAGTCCGGTGACGTTGGCCAGGGTCGTCGTGTTGTTGGTGACATCGGCCGCAAGGCGGGCAGTCGTCAAGCGCGTATCGGCGCTACCGAGCAGGGTCATGTCGACCCACGCCGTGCCATCGCACCAGTACGGCTTGTTGTCGGCGGACAGCCGCGCAATGACGCCGGCCAGTGCGGCTGAGGCGGCAGGAAGCACCGAGACGACCGGGGCTGCCCGGTAGGCCAAGTCCTTCACCGATTACCCCATCACCACGACACGGTAGGCATTGCTGGCCGGCGCGGCGGCGAAGTTGAGTCGTGCCGAATTGGTCGTGGGCAAACTCACGTCGCAGTTCACCTGCTCGTAGTTGCCGGAGGCCTGATAAACCTGCACGAGGACATCGCGCGTGGCGAAGTTGTGATTAACGTCGAACTGCGTGGCGCTGCCGTCGCCAATGGTTGCCTGTGCGCGACGAGTTTTGTTGGCCCAGGTATTGAGCTTCAGGGGCGTGACGAAACGCAGATCGTCGGTGCCACCATCGGTTTCGGCCTGCGTCGCAATTTCAGCGATGCCGGAACTGGTTTCGGAGGCGGCGCCGATCGCAGCACCGAACTGCAACCAGGTCACCGACCCGGTGTCGAGCACGAAATTGACGACCGACTGCCGCCAGCTCGTACCCGCCGACGTGCCTTCCTCGACCGTGGTGACCGCTTGTTCCAGTTCGTTACTGGTCGAGGCATCGAGACTGCGCGTCATGGCCACTGCCGCGCCGTTCCAGATGTAGAGACCGTTTTCCGATCCAACGGTCTGGGCCTTGACCAGGATGCGGTCGCCGACCGTGAGAGTGATGCCGTCGATCGATGCGCCCGGCGACGAGAGGTTCACGTTGGCCTGACTCGCCACCCGGCACGAGTCCTTCCACGCCAAGCCCTCAACCGCCGAGTTGAGATCCTGCTGGCGTACCGGTTCGTCCGGATTGACCGGGGCCGGCAGATTGCGGATGCGGGCGACGCCGCCAAAATCGAGATCAGAGAGTTGCTTGCGAGACATGGAGGTTTTCCTTTCAGGTGATCAGGTAAGACGAGCGATCCCGGCGATCGGGACGGCAAAGCGAATGACGAGTTGGTTGAAGCTTGTGTGCATGACATCGGCCTCGACCTCGTTGCCGCCGGTGTCGAGAATCGTCACGGCGGGCCGCATGCCAAGGTTGTGATTGATCGTCCAGACCGTGTTGGCCAGGGACTGCAAGTGCGTATAGGCCACGCCGCCACTGGTGCTCCCGCCATTTCCTCGGGCGGCCAGTTCGTTGATTGCGGTGACCAGATTCGACTTGTCCAGTGTGTCCAACTGGTCGATGCCGCCGATCCGTGCATCGACGCCAGCAAACTTTTCGGCAACGCGTTCGACGAAGCTGAGGATCTGGGCTTGCAGCGACATGGCGCTCCGCTAAGTGGCGAGTTGGTTACGTAAGCCAGCGGCTACGCACCAGGCGACGAGTTGGCCTCCGGTTGTCAGAAACAGCGAGGCCACCTCGCTGGGTGGCCTCGGGTTCGGCTTCGTGGTTAATCGGGTCGGGCGGTGGTGCCAGTCCGAGTTGCTTTTCCAGTTCTCGCCAGTGGCGTTCCTCGAAGCGATCAAGGCCGGATGCGGCGGCTGCCGCGCGGGCATAGACGTAGCAGTCCAGTGCCTCGTTACGCTCGCGCATCTTCTGCCACTCGCGAATCGCGAAGCCGTTACGGTCTCGCCGGGTCACCAGTTGCTCGGCACAGAGTTGCTGGATGAACTCGGCGTCGACTTTGGGCAGATGCACGAAACCGGCTGGATAGACCGTGTTCACACCATCGTCCGCCACATCGGCTGACTTGCGCAGGTTGTTGTAGAACTCCAGTTTGGCAATGCCACCCGCGACCGAGAACACCTTGATGCCCCGGCGCAGTTTCTTGCCGCCGGTGGTCGCATCCACTGCCGTCGGGGTGCCGACCAGTGCCGCCCCACGCGCCACACCCTTGACCGCCATCACGCGGGAATCGCGCACCGCGCGCACGAAGGCATAGGCTTCCTGCGTGGCAAAG